GGCGTATCGTTGTAGATGGACTCTTTGAGGGACTCCCATTCCTTCAAAGCCTCTCGGTCGACCTGTTTCATTTGATCAGCGATTTAATAAACTTGTCGAACAGTCCGGTGAAGGTCTTGGTGAGGTCCAGATCGACAGGACGCAGCCATGCGATGAAGCGCTGGGCCGTGCTTACTATCTCGTGGATCCCGAGCTCGGTCTCGAGCTTGTTGATCGAGTTGGTCAGCTTGGCAATGGTGTCGGCCTCGGCTGGCGTAGCGAAGCGCTTGCCGGGTTCCCGATCGATGATGTTGTTGTTGATCTCGACGATCTGCCGCTGAAGGTTCTTGATCTGCTCTTCCCGTGTCATGGTGAGCGAGGCCTTGTGTTCCTCCCAGTGGTCGGCCTTCGCCCATCGAATAATGGTCTGACGCGACACCCCGCACGCTTCGGCGATTTCCGCCTGCGTGCGGTTTTCGTTGATGTACATGGACATGGCCCATCGGCGCATTTGTTCGGATGTCATCTTTGTCATTGCGGTAGTATTGTTTTCCGCAAAATTGCCCCATAAACGGCTGCTGCGCAAATCGGAAAAACACGATGAAGGCTTATGCGATCGTGTTGATTCTGTAACATTTCATGATAAAATCCCGATTTGGAGGGCGTGAAAATACGGTTCATTTTTGCGGCAAATCAAGCACGAAATGGAACGCATTTTCAATATCATTCCTGGGCCGCAGGCAGACACCTGCTGCATCCTTCTGTACGGCGAAATCGGAGACTATGCGGACGTGACAGCTTCGGATATTGTCTCGAGGCTTATGGCGGCCGAACAAACCTATCGGAAGATTGATGTGAGGATCAACTCCGTCGGAGGAGAGGTGTTCACCGGGATCGCCATCTTCAACGCCCTCCGTCAATCGAAGGCGGATATCACAATCTATATCGACTGCATTGCGGCCTCTACCGCATCGTTCATCGCCGGCTGCGGCCGTCCGGTGAAGATGGGGCGATTCGCCCAGCTCATGCTGCACCGGCCGACCAGTTATGCCCGCGGCGACGCGAAGAAGCTCGCTGCGAGTGCAGCGCAGCTCGAGCAGATCGAGAACATCCTCTGCCAGATCTATGCGGAACGAACCGGCAGGACGGTAGAGGATATTCGGGACACCTACATGGATGGCGCGGATCACTGGCTGACGGCGGATGAGGCGCTCGCGCTGGGCTTTGTCGACGAGATATTCGATGACCCGAGCGCGGAAGCGATAACGGATTCGCTGACACCGCAGCAGCGCTGCGACCGTTACACGGCGCGCTACTTGGACTCTATTGTACCACTTAATACCGAGAAACAAATGTTCGAAAAAATCAAAGGAATGCCGACCTTCTCCGACTGTGCGGACGAGGCGGCGGCCGTTGCCCGCGTTGCGGACATCGCGGCGAAAGCCAAGGAGCGCGATGCTCTGGCCAAGGAGATCGAGGTCTTGAGGAACAAGGTCTCCGAGTACGAGGAAAAGGAACGTTCGGCGCAGGAGGCTGCCTACGATGCCGAGGTCGACGCTGCGCTCAAGGAGGAACGAATCTCTGCCACTGAAGCGGACAGCTTCAAAGCGCTGATGCGGAAGGACCCGGAGAACACCCGGGCGCTGCTCTCCTCGCGCAAACCCAAGCGCCGGGCTACCTCCGTGATCGACACGACCGGAGGCGAGCCCAAGACCGACAAGGACTATCTCGCCGAGCGTGAGGCGGAAGTTCGTGCAAAGCTCGAAAAGTAATCAACAATCAAATCATCAACACTATGCCGAATCCCAATATTCAGACTGCCTATCCCGGTGAGGTCCTTGATCAGATTCTGGTCAAGGCTGCAACCGGCAATCAGCTCTTTGAGAAGGGGCTGATTCACTTGGAAACCAATATCGGTGACAAGTTCTACATTCCGCGTATGCAGCTCTCGAAGCTGCTTCAGAAGCGCGTTGAAATGCCCAAGAGCGAGAACTCGAAGGGCGAGTTCAAAATCGACGAGCGTGTGCTGGACCCGAAAGACATCATGGTCTATATCGAGTTCAATCCCCGGTCGTTCGAGAAGTTCTGGCGAAAGTATCAGCCGACCGGCAACCTCGTGTTCAGCGAGCTCCCGGCCAATGTGCAGGTGATTATGCTGAACGAGGTCCTCAAGCAGGTAGGATCGGAGCTCGGATATCACTTCGTACAGGGCGAGTCGGGCGAAGGTGAGGAGCAGTTCTTCGACGGCATCCTGACCCGCATCTTGGCCGACGAGGGTGTCGTGAAGGCAACCTGTGAAAGCACGAGCATGATTGCCCGTCTCCGTTCTGTGTGGGAGAAGACGGCAGAGAAGGTCCGCGATCAGCCGAACTTCACCTTCCTGATGTCGTCGGCCGACTTCGACAAGTACGACAACGAGCTGACCGATCTGCATCACAAAGGCGCGGATCCGACTTCGACAAACATCCCCCGATTCAAGGGCAAGCGAATTGCCGCGCTGAACGACCTGCCGTCGGATGTCATCATCGGAACGCTCTGCTCGCTGGGCACGGATTCGAATCTCTACGCCGGCTGTAATCTCGCGGACGACTACAACTGCCTGCAGGTCGACAAGGTGCAGGCCAACGGCGAGCTCTACTTCATCAAGATGCTGATGAAGGCCGACACGCAAATCGCATGGGGCGAACTGGTCACGCTGCTCGACTGCCGGGCCGACGATCTGGAAGGTTAAACCATTAAAACGCAAATACGATGAAACTGAATCTGAAAGTAGAAAAGATGTTCAAGGATGTCGAGACGAAGGAACTTCGTCAGGTGGGTCAGGTGTTCACCCTCAACGAGGAGTCCGTGGAGCGTATCAACGACCTGCTGAAGCGAGGCCTCTGTTCCGTGAAATCCGTTGAGGTTTCGGCCCCTGAAATCAACGAGGCGAAGGTCCCGGACAACGACTCTAAAAGCGAAGGCGAAGCTCCGAAGCTCGTGATGTTCCGTGAGAAGGAGTATCCGCTGGCCGCGGTGCGTGTCGCGCTGGAGTCGATCGGCGCTCCCATTGCGAGCAACGGCGGTGTGCCGAGTGCTACCAAGAAGATCGAATCGCTGACCGATGAGCAGGCGGACGCTCTGGCGGCAGCTCTGTCGAATGTCGAGTAGTATGAAACCGGCAGAGTTCAAACGCAAATACTATCCGGCCATCGAGCGGGTCTGCGCCGAGACAGGGCTGAATCCCCTGTTCGTGGCGGCGCAGGCCGCGCTCGAAAGCGGATGGGGCGATTCGGCAATTGGCAACAACCTCTTCGGGATCACGGCCGGCGACAAATGGACGGGAAAACGGCAGACGGTTCGCACGTTCGAATACTTCGACGATGCGTATCAGGGCGGCCGATTCGATAAGGTCTATTCGATTACCCGATCCTCGGACGGGCGATACCGGTACGAAGTCGATCGGGAGTTTCGCGACTACGATACGCTGGAGGATGGCATCCGGGACCACGCGAAGGTCCTCTCGGCCAAACGTTATGCCTCGGCGATGGCGTATCGAAACGATGTGACCCGATTCGCCTATGAGATCGCCAAGGCCGGCTACTGCACGGCAGACCCGACAACCTACGCCGACTTGATCTCTGATATCGCTCGGATGATTGAGCGCGTGTAAAGCGACAGAACAATGGAAAGATGGCCTGTAATCAAAGACATCCTGCTCGTCTTCCTCCCGGTGATCAGCTCCGTCGTTACGTGGTTCGTTTCCCGCCGCAAGAGGAATAACGACTTCCTTTCGGAGATGCAGGCTTCCATCAACCTGTTGTCGACCGAGAACAAGGAGATCCTCGGCGAGAATGTCCATCTGCGACGCGAGAACGCCGAGCTGAAGGCCAATCAGCAAGAGATGATCGAGAAACTCAACAAACTGACCCGTGAGGTGGAAAACCTCCGGAGGAATTTTAGCAAGAAAGAGAATGGAAAAGTTAAGAAAGATACCTCTTCTGCTCCTGCTCGTGATGCTTCTGGCGTCCTGCGCGACCAGCAGAACGACGTCGACCTTGCAGGAGGCGTCCTTGCAGGAGGCGCACCAATCCGAAAGAGCCGAGGAGGTCGCAGCCGCAACTCTCGACGAGCAGCGGCACAATGTACAGCAGACGCAGACGGACGTCTTGACGACGAAACATCTGTTTGCGGAGCCGATTCCGAGCGAGCAGACCTCGCTGGAGATTCCGACACAGAACCTCCTTAATCTCCCTGAAGGGGCGAAATACGGAACCCACTCCGGCCGGGCATCGGTTGAGGCGGAACGGCGCGGGGATAACATCGTCGTCACGGGCAAATGTGATAGTATAGCCCGCCGATGCGTTTACTTCGAGAGCCAGGTGTTCCGACAACGGGAAGTAATTGATTCGCTGGACCAGCTTCTCATCGCCGAACGTGCAAAATACAGGCAGCTCGATTCCTTGAGCAACGCACGGTCGGGAACCATGCAGGTGGTCCAGACAACCCGGAAGTCTCCGGCAACATGGCACTGGTGGCTCCTGTTCGGGTTCCTTGCGGGTGGAACCGCAGCGTCGTTGCTGACCAAAACGAACCCGCTGAAAACGATTGTTCAACTCATTAAACAGATCTAATTATGGCAGAAGTCAATCAGCAACCCGACGGCTACCTGTATGGGCTTAAAGCCCTCCTTTTCGACGGTAAGCCCCTCGGCTTGATCGATGAAGAGGGCTTGGACTGGGGCGGAGATGAACCGGAAACGGTGAAAGTATGGTCCGCTCAGAAGCGAGCAGCTCCCGTGAAGGAGATCCCGAGTAGCCCCGGCACGAATGAAATCGCGTTTGATCTCATTCAGCTCAACCCCGACAATCTCGTGCAGGTAGCGGGCGGCACGGTATCCAAGAATGGAAAGAAGTGGAATGCTCCCTCCCGAGTCATTACGTTGGAAGGCCCCGTGCAGATTCAGTCGGCCGATGGCGCAGTAACAGATGTTGTCAAGGCTTCCTTGATCGCCTACCCGAGAGGTAAGTTCAATTATCAGGAGGTCATGAAGATGCATTGCGTGTTAACGTTCCTGACGCCCGATGATGAGAAGACGGCACCCTATAGCGTTGACCTGGCTCCGGACGAGGAGGAAACTGAACCTGTAGGATGACACCACGTCGGTTCGATGTAGAGGCAGCGGACGCCCTGCTGGACACGGGGGTCTCGCTGCCTTTTTTCAAAATCTTCGGCCGTGAAGTGCGGCTGACAATGAAGAGACCCTATTTGGGTGGACTGATCCGCTACTCCAAGCTATACAGAGAACTCGGGTACACCTTTGATGAGATCGAAGCCTTTTCCAACGATCAGGCGCTTCGGTTCGTTGCGGAACACGGCTGGCGATTGTCTCGCATGATCGCTTTGATGATATGCCGAGGTCTGTGGTCCGGGCCTCTGTTTGTCCGGCCGCTGTCGTGGTTGGTTCGAATCTGCCTACCTCCCGAGTATCTGATGAATGCGAACGCAATATTCGGAAGGCTGCTCCAGACGCGCCCTTTTACGAATATTATCAGATCGATCGAGGTGATCAATCCGATGAGATCGAGACTGAGCCTACCCCAAACAAGCGGGGGAAGAAAGAGGAGTTAAAGACTCAATACGAAGGGTCCCATAGCCTCTTTGGTGTAGTTTGGCAGATAGCCGCCACGACTGGATGGAGCGTGAAATACATTCTCTGGGGCGTGAATTATCAGGCACTGCGTGTCATGCTGGCAGATGCGCCTCGCTACGTGAAGAAGAAAAAGAAGTCGGGAAAAACCGATCTGGTGGGGTTGTTTCAATCAAAAGCTAAAAAATGAGTGAACCTGTTGAAATAGAGTTTCTGCTCAAGAATAGGACGAAGTCGGGCATGGCGGAGGTTGAGTCCGGGCTCGACTCCGTGCAGCAGGATGCGTCGAAGACGCAAGCTGTCATTGCGACGTTGCGCGAGGAGATGCAGCGCCTGCAGCAGCAGGTTGCGGCTATGCCGACGCTCGATCAGAGCAATAACATCGCCATGATCGAGGCCCTGCAGGCGAAGATCGAGGAGCTCGAGTCGGACCTTGCTCGAATCTCAAAGACCGCCAAATCGGCTTCCACATCGACCAAGAACACGACCCTTGTCCCTAAAGATGCAGCCAAGGCTCAAAGCACCTTCAACGGCCTGAACATGTCGATTCAGCAGATCGCGCGTGAGATGCCGTCGTTGGCCATGGGACCACAGATGTTCTTCTTGGCCATATCAAACAACCTCCCGATCTTCGCCGACAACGTGCAGCGGGCGCGTGAAGAATATGACATGCTGGTCAAGTCTGGGCAAAAGGGAGTTCCCGTCTGGAAGCAGATTCTCAAGTCTCTCTTCTCGTGGCAGACAGCTTTAACCACAGGCATCATGCTGCTGGTCATGTATGGAAAGGAGATTGGGAACTGGGTTTCGGAACTGGTCGGAGGGAAAAGTGCGTTGGATGAGATGCGCGAGTCCATGGCGCAGACCTACGAGCTGGAGAAAAAGGCCCAAGAGACGGCGGCTCGCACTCGTTTTGAGTTGATGTCTGTGATAGCATCGATCAAGGAGTTCAACGGTACGAAGGATGCTGAACGGCAGAAGATCGACGAGCTGAACTCCAAATACGGAGAGACGTTTGG